CATATGGTTGTTCATAATATAGAACCTCATTGTAATCAAGAGTAATTAAATCTCCAGTTTTTCTAATTCCAGGAGACCCAAGATCAGTAACATAACTCTGATCTACATTGGGATTAAATGTCTGACCGATTCCTGAGATTGCTTCAGAACCAAGTTGTAAATCTATTAGTGTAGTATAATGTCTTGGTCTAAGGGCTGCTTTACTTGTATCAATTGCAGATCTAAATGATAGATTTGATACATCCTGATATTGTTGAGTCGTAAAGTTATCGACAAAGAATCCACACTTAAATCTATCAAGTCCAGTTTCAGCATCTTTTATAACTAAGTTCTCAGTCTTAGTCTCCAACATCGTAAGAGTAGTATATTTTTCAAGTCTTTGAATTCTATCTTCAAGTTTAGAGATATCTGACATTCGATATCTCTTATGAATACTCATATCTACTGCAACATTTTTTATGTTATAGGTATATGGTGGAACATAAATTGTTGCAATATCTAAAGTATTTGACTTATTCTTTGGTTCAACTGGAACTTTGTCAGGTTCACCTTGAATAATTTCAAATAAACCGTCAGGTTTTAGGATAACCTTATCAATTCTTCCTACGTAGTAAGTATAATTTAGTGTAATATTTTCTCCTGGAGCAAGTATATATTCTGAATACTGACCATCAGCAGCAAAGTTTCTTGAATTAAACTCAAAAGGAGATCTGATTGACGAAGTAAATGGACCAACTCTTGGTCTTATGTCAACATAATCGGTTAATCTAGAATTTGCATAATATGAAACATCATATTTAAAGTTATCTTGATTATAACTGTTGACGGTTATAAATTCTCCAGTATCCGAAGAATCAATGGTGTAATTTTGAAATATAACTCTAAGTTTACCTTTTGGTTCTGCTACGTTTCTTTTTCTTACAATTCTGGAATAGTCGTAATATGTTGATCTTTGTCCGTCATCTAATGAATAGTTATTTGAAACATTTTTACTTCCCCTTAGTTTTGAAGAAACTATGGCTTGAATAGATGATTCATCGCCAACAATGACTTCTCCAATGCTGAATTTAAAGGTGTTTAGATTGACGTATTCTAACTTGTTTGAATCTTTTTTATTGACTATTATAGCAACAGCACCAGAGGACTGACCCTTAATCTGCTCCCCAACAACAAAATCTACGTTACTGTTTGAGGGTCCACTAAAACCGCTTAGTGTTAAAGTCGGAAGAACAGGATCGGAAATATCTTCAGATTCAAAAATAGCCAAAAATCTAGCAACATCCGGCACACCAAGACTTATTTGTTTATCTTGAACTCTTGTTCCATAGATTTTGCTATAAGTAAGTCCGTCATTAAGAGTTGTAGTTCCAATTCCCGATGATGTAAGTTTTGAGTTGGAAATTACAACCGAAGAGGTTTTGTTAAATTTCTTAGATTTTGAACTTACTCCGATATTTTTTACAGTTGCAATAAGTTCATAATTTCCAGAACTTTTTGAGAGATTTGAAAGTGTTACTTTTTTTCCTGTTGTAGTGTCCAATAAGAATTGATCACGTCTTAAAGATTCATAAGTTCCATCTGGGTATGAAAGAACATATCTATCTTCATCAAAAGATTCAAAGAAAATATCAGTATCTTCTGATGGAATTATAACCTCAATTGTATTACCGGAAAAAGAGTCAGTAAACGTTCTTCTTTGAATTACTTCATTTTCTGCAAAGTCTAATGTAGCGATATTTTTATCAACAAGTCTTGTCATTAAAGACTTAGTTCCTGATATATTTGATTCAATCTTAATAATATTTGTTACATTTTGTTCATTATCAGATAAAGCACCATTACAAACCCCAGTTACTGTAGTAATTCCCTGAACTTCAAAATAAGTTCCACCAAGACTCACATTGGTTACTTTATTGTAGATTGGGTCACTTCCAATTGAAGAATATGAAATAATGTCTCCAGGTTTTATTAATTTTACAAAATTCTTTTCCAATCCTGCAGAAACTGTACTAATTCCACTACTGGAAGCAGTTATATTGAATGTAGTTCCTGGACTTGCAATATAAGATTTTCTACTTAGTAACAAGTCTGCATTAAATGTAGATATTCCAGTTTGAGAATATATGGACTTAATATCTCTAATCGAATAATCTGTTACAGAATTGATTAACCTAGAATCATCAATTCCATTGATTAAAATTGGTTCATTTTCCAAGAATTTTCCACTAACTTGATATAATGTTAAAGAGTCTACTCCCGCAGCAGTATCTGATACAAGATATCCTGAAGCATTGCTTCTCTTTCCTTCAATAAAAGCCGGAGTTGATAATGTATTTGTGAATGACGTTGTTAGTCCTATAGTAGTATAGGTTTGAATGTCAAATAATCTTAATTCAAACCTACTTGTATCATCGACATATCCCGTTTCGGGAACAAAATCATAAACTCGCGCATATCCAATCGTAGTGCCAGCAGCAACATGTGGAATGGAACCAATTCTGGAATCCATCAGACTAACAACAGAATCCGTTCCCAGTCCTGGAGTTACTGATCCATAAACATTATTAACTACACACAAAGAACCTGAGTTATATGATAAAGATTGGGTATCCGATTTTTTGGTAGTTCTTGCTTTCGGAACATCCAATAAAGTAGCTGCAATAGTTTCTACATCATATCCCTGTACATAGGCTTTGCCTGGTCCAATCTCATAAACCATCAAATCTTCGGATGGTGTATTTCCCTGTGCAGTCCTTTGGGTTTCAAAGAACATTCCATCCGAAAGAGTTCTATCATTTAAAGAATCCCTTACAAAAAGAGTAAATGGTTTTACATAGTAATCACCCGACTCATCGTAAGTTCTTCTAGCTAATTGATCTCTTAAAATATTATACTGAGGATTTACGTCAAAAAATTGAGGAATACCTTCTTGAACTCTTAAAATTTCAACAAAGGAATCTGTTCCATTATCATCAATTTCTCTCTTAGAGAGAATTAATTCTAGTTTAAATCGGTCTGCGCCTGGCGCGGCATAATTTGAAAATCCTTGAGCATTATCAAAAAGAGATTGATCTTGGTCGGAATTTACTATAGTTTCTACTACTTCGAATCCAACTTTATATGATGGATTAATGCCATATTGATCTAATAGGATAGATTGTTGACCAACCCTGGCAAATGTACCTCTTACAAAGTAAATACCTGGGGCTACAGAAACAGAAGATCCCTCAGAAGTCGCATTTTGAGAGAGTGTATTTGCAAATCCTTGTCCGGCTTGTATTGTTGTTTGGCCAAAATTTATAGTATTCTCTAATAAAAGAGTTTCAGAGTCTCTAAAAATCTTTACGTCAAAATTTTCTCCACCACTTTGAAGGTACTTAATATACAAGGTATAATTACCCCTTTCCGACTCAGTATCTGCCAGAAGATATACTACTTCTGCAGTTACTCCGCTACTTTGACCTCTAATTTTTGAACCAAGAAGTTCATTAAAATACAAGGAAACGGGAGATCCATTAAACTGAGACTCAATCTGAATAGCATAGAGAGGCGAATCATATTTTAGTTGACCAGGAATTACTACAGAACCTTCTTTAAAAATATGAGTGCCAAATCTCTCAATCTGATTTTGGGCAATTGATTGTAGAGTATTTAATTCTCTTGCTTGTATTGGATATCCCGGTTTAAATAAGACTTTATAATAGTCTTTATTTGCATCAAAATCATCAAAATATGGAGAGACGTTGAGATTAGTTTCCTGTGGCATAATTCTTTAGAATTGCAAAATAACTTTGATATCTTCTTTTTGGTTTTGAGATCTAGTAATCGAAGGTCTATTATCGACGTAAATAATGTTTCCTGAGTATTTTTTAACTTCTGGATTTGATAAACCACCAATAAAAGGTTGACCGAGATTATATGTTCTACTATTTAGTGTCGTAGTAATACCGGTAAAGGAACTGTCAATATAAAGATTTGTTTCATTTATAAGAGTTGTTCCTCCAGTTCCCACAGAATTTGTAAATCTATTTAATTGTATACCATAAGTTGGTGATGAATTTTGAGAACCATCCGTATTAAAACCAACAAGTGATTTATCCTGCCAATATTTTAAAACTCCAGTGTTCTGGTCATAAGAAACTACCCTACCTACAGCAGTAACTCCTGCACCTATTGTTTGAGTAAATCTGGAGTTTGGTATAAATGTTGTGGTATCAAACCCATCTCCTGCAAGTTTTAATGCATAAACTGCGCTTGCTTTGTCAATATCAAGTAGTGATATTGAATTGTATGCTTGGGGATTTTCCACAATTCCCACCCTAGCGATTTTATTACCCGTAACAAAATCTGGATTTTCTGAATCATTTTCAATTCTTGAGAAAACTAAAACATTATAAGCTCCAAGTTCCCTGTATATGTCTGCACCATGACCTCCTTTAGGCGGAATAATAACGTCGAAAGTTGGTGCAGTGGTTCCTGTGGGAATATTGCCACCAACTAAATCTACAGTTCCATACGTATATCCAGAACCTCCCACAGAAACTGTAATTGATTCCACTGTTGAGTCATTGTTAATGACAACAGTTGCCTTAGCCCCAATACCATCACCCTCGATTGGAACATTTGTATATATTCTATTTGCAGTTCCTAAACCAACACCACGATTTGTAATCGTTATGATTTTAAGTTGATTATTTGGTGCAGCAGCATTTTCTCTTATCGCACTTTCTGAATAATTTTCCCAATCTTTTGGTACGGGTATAAAGTTAATAGTATCAAATTTTACAATTTCACTTGGTTTGATTGTATAAAGATACTTCCAAATATACCCATCTCCACTATTCCCAGCAGATTTTGGTTCCAAATCAGTGAATGTTGGTTCATCTAAAGATGGTCTACCTGATGGATTTTCTGGGTCTGTCCCATTTTGTAGGCAAATATAAACCCTAAAATCGCTGTTTATTACATAATAATTTGATGAATAAAGACTTGTTGCTCCCGAGGGGGATGTATTTGTTCTACTGATATCGTGGCGATACATATCATATACCGTACCAGAAGACCAAATATTTTTTTTAATAACAAGATTTACGTCACTTGCTCTGATTTTTTTCAAAGCGACCATGGTATCCCAATAATCATTTTCTTGCTCAAAACTATCTTTTGGTGAGGGTGGATTTGCTTCCCAAGAAGATGAGTAATCTGTTGCATTAGTTAAACCAACAAAAGAATAATATGAATTTGAAGAAGAAGTTGCGGCCGCAACAAAATTCTTCGCATTCAATATTCTTAATTGGTCAGTTATAATTGCCGACATTTTGCAGTTTTTTATCTATTTATGTATTATAATTTAGATATTTTAAGCGATTAAATCTCTGGACAATTGGAGAAGTTGTGATTCCCCCGACATTTGCGTATGTATTAAACTCTTTCGGGTCTAATCTAAATGGTGTTGATATTCTTCCCCAACTATATTCCCCATAGAAATTGCTAAATCCTACACCGGTTAATCCATTATAATCGGCAACACTCACTGTTACTTTAGCTACATCTGTAATTCCCATACCAGGAACGGCGGTTTGTGCAATTGAAACTGCAGCAACTTGGTATATATTATTAATAAATGATGTACCAACCCCAACTATACCGTTAGATAAATCTAAAGATGTAAGTCCATTACCAATATTGGAATTATTGATGGTAAAGTAGTAACCAGTTTGAATTCCACTTATACCAGTAGTAGCAATTCCAACCTTTGAAATAGCAGAGTCTCTTAATGTAGAATCTGTTGGAATGAATAAATCAAATACAATTCCGGTTGATGCTACACCCACTGAAGTTGTTTGAACTCCCGTAATTATTCCAAAATCGCCATCATATAATATTGAATCAATTAATTCATAAGTTGTTTTTGGAGGTTCAATTAAAACTATAGGTGGTTGAGATTGCAAGTATCCCGTTCCACCAAATGATATGGAAATATCAGATACTATCCCACCAGAAACAATCGCAGTTGCTATAGCAGTTGCAGCAGTTGCAGTAGTTCCAAATCCAATTGGACTGGATATTGAAATACTTGGTGAAGTTGAATATCCAATACCCCCATCAGAAATAACGATTGAAGAAATTGTACCAGAAATAGAAACGATGGCAGTTGCTGAAGCAGATACTACAGAATCCTGAGAAACTATTAAGATTTTGTTCTGCGGAATTTCATTAGAACCATCTCTGGTATATTCTTTCTCGCTATCAAAGAATGTTTTTACACTTTCAACAAAAATTTCAGTAGAATTGATATTAATATTCTGTATAATATTTGTACTTGGTTGTATATAAGATTCGTAGATAATTCTATCTTTTCCAACTGCTTGACCATTTATAAAAAGATCATCGGTTTGTCTACACCAGGTTATTGGTCTCAATAGTGTTTCATCATCAACATTTCCGGGACCAGCATAGATGTTAGTTGCGGCGATGTCTGAAGAAATTATTTCAGTAATTAATCTACTCTTTTCAGTAAATCTAATTTTATCATCAGTTATAGTAACCCGATCTCCAACCTTAATATTTTCCAAAATATCAGTACTTAAAGTATCTAAATTTTCTGTTCCTCTATAGAATATTAATTTTGAAGTATCTCCTTGCTTTGGAGCTTCTGTGAATGTTATAGTACTTCCTCCTTTAAAAATATAAGCTTCTCCCGGAACTTGTAGAATATCATTGATGAATATTAATAGTGTAGCTTCAACATCTACATTTGAACCCTCTCTAGATCTAATTGTAGTTTGGTTATTCTGAATACGAATTGGGAATACTTTGCGGTTTCCATCGAATAAAGAATCTATAGGATCAATAACTTGGAAAGAACCAACAGTCCAAGATGAAAAATCATCTGAGAATATATCATCAATGGTAATTTGAAATTCAGAAAAACTCAATGAAGTATCTGTGGCAATTCCAGTAGTTCCTCCAATAGAAACAGTTAAAATCTCTCCCCTTTTGTAACCATATCCAAGATTTGTTAGCTCAAAAGAAATTACGCTAGAACCTTGACCGACAATAATATCGGCAAATGCTCCAACTCCATTTCCTGCAGAAGATTCCGAACTGTAAATCAGAGGAATATTGGAATATGACAATGGAGAATCAAATATTACGATCGGAGGATTTGATGAGGTGTACCCAATTCCAGGATTTGTAATGGCCACACTGACCACATTTCCATTACTCACGACAGCAGTTCCAATAAATTCGATATTTGGAACGCCTGTACTTGAAGTTGCAACTCCAACATTCACTACTGATTGAATTCCTGGTCTATATCCAGAACCACTATTTCCAATACTAATCGATTGAATAGTTCCTGCGACAGAAACTATTGCAGTTCCGCCTGCAGACACCAGAGGTTGGTATCCATATCCTTGCGTCGATCCGACAGAAAGAATAATACCTCCCCTAGGAATACTTGCCAAATTTACATCATAAATCGTTGATGCTGCAGATCCCACAAATGATATTGTAGTAATTCCAACTTCCTCAACCAAACTATAGTCTCCTTCTACCAGAGGTGCTGAAGGTCCCTGGAATACATTATTAATAAGTACAATTGCATTATTAGAAGATATTCCCACTAAACTGGAACCATTTGATTTTAGTTCAAAAGTTCTATCTGTCCCATTAAAATTACTTGAAATATTATCAAATATATAATTATTTGAATATGGGTCTTCAGTTGTTCCAGGAAATCCCGTCCTCAAAAATACTCTCCCATTAAATGATGAACCAGTTTCAATTCCAATATAATCCACTTCATCAGGTCTTGATTGTATATTTAAAAATGGAACTTTTCCAAATGGAGCCTCAGAAAAATAAATTTTGTTTTCTACAATATTATACTGTCCAAGTACCTTAGTTACTGTAGTTGTTGAAGTATGAGATGACAAATTACTACCTAACCACTGCCTAGTCACCGTAATAGAATTGGTACTTGCAACACCAACGGAGTTAACTCTCATAATTTCATCACCAATTTTAATTAAGTCTCCACCATATATTAAATTAGTATTTGATACGTATATTGTGAAGTCGAACAAAGAAACATTCGCAGTCAATGTTGTTGTAATTTCGCTCAATGTTATTGGAGATTGAATGAC